AGACGCTGTAGGCAGTCCAGTACCCTTAACAGCTGCACGGGTAGCAAGTGCTGCGCCGCCGGCACCACCCGTTAGCGCCAGTTGGCCGCCTTCTACGACAGCCTTCTCAGCGATACCCTTCGGTGCGGGGAATATTTCGTCCAGGAACGCCTCAAGACCCGCAGTCGTATCAGTCGGCAACCTGGCGGTAAGCGGCTCACCGCCCAGCGCTACATCGCCTCGACTTATTAGCTCGGGGAGTAGATTAAGAATCGTGGAGCCCAGGTCGGCAGCACCTGCGGCGAACTTCGGAACTGCACCCGCGACTGTACGGCCGCCGAGTGCGAGTCCACGTTCAATGTCTTCTGGAACCGTGGCCGGTACGTTAGTGCCGATCAGTGGATCAATCCTGCCGCGCTGTTCAAACGCTTCACTGACGGAAGGTAGCGGCGCCTCGCTCAGTTCCGGCAGAATCTGGCTCAGCGGCGTCTCAGCCTGCAAGCCTCGCGAGGATTCGAATTGAGCAACTATAGACGCAGGGTCCCCACCTTCCGGTAATGGAAGCTTGTGTTTGGTGCCGTCCGGTGCTGTGTAGTTAATCGTTGCCATTACTCGTCTACCGTAAAGCTGCCACCTGCGGCGGTCTTCGTCGTTCTCTCATCAACATTGAAGCGCGAGATCGCGACATCATAGTCCTGCTTGAGTGAAGAGAGTGAGCGCAGTGCTGCCTCGTTATCGGCTAAGTCTCTTTTGCTCATACGCTGTGCGCTAAAGTTCAATGCACGACGTATGCGATCGGCTTCACCACCCAGGAAACTGCTGGTTTGAACCATACGGTTTAGAGATCTCTGGTCACCCTTAAATGGATTATTCGGTTCTACACCAAACTTGGCGAGTTGCATCCTAATGAAGTCTGTCTCACGTCCTGGGATAGCCTGCGCACCTGTGATTTGCGTGCGGACCATGAGGTCATTCAACGCATTGGCAGTTCTGTCAGCGTCCGGGTATGGCAGATTGAAGTTGCCGATATCAAACGCAGTGTTAGCTAGGGCGGCACCGAAACCAGCTATACCCGTTGCCGTTTCTGGTTTGATGTCAGCAGGTAGCGTGCTACCACCGATGTCTTCAACGATGAGATCGCCGAGACCCTTGCCATCTTGCTGCGGGCCTCCGAGATTGAAAGTTGTGCTCGACTTAAACAGTTCCGCGTTCGCCTCTTTCGCGAAAGCCAATTTCGCTTCCGCTTGTGCTTTCTCAGTACGTGCCTGGTCAAAAGCTATCTGGGACTCACCAGTGGGTGTAGTCTGCAGCTCGGGGGTAAATATGTCGGTGAACAGTTCGCCGCCCGGACCAAACTGGAACGGGTCAACAGGTTTCCCGGAGACGGCCTGCGCAGTTGCCTGTCGTTGTTCGCACGGCTGCGTAATATCAGCTATGGTTTCGCGGAAGCCAATATCTTGTACGTCTTTCTGGGCGCCAGTGAACTGACGAGGATCGATGCCGGCCAACGCCGACGTGATCATCGATGGGTCAACGCCCAACTCTTCGGAGAGACTTTTCAGCTCATCCTGTGCCTGTGCTTTGTTCCGGCGAAGACGAGCATTCTGGATAGCGCTCTCTGTGGACGCGTTACGGGAGCGGATCTTGCTACCCGTGTCGAGTCCTTCCAGGAACGCCTCTTCACCGGGACGGGGATCGCCGCCCGCGATGATTTGTCCTAAGCTAAAAAATCCATGTTCTGACATATTCTTACGCCGATAAAATTGGGGTGCCGAAGACACCGGTATTTGCCCCGCCCGCTGCCGGCGCGTCTATGAGAGTGCCTTTGCTAAACAACTTGCTAAGATCCAGACCACCACCGCCACCCAGCGCTACTACTGATCCAGCACCCTGCAGCGTAGTGCCGAGTGCATTAACGAGCGGATTCGGTCGCTTCGACGCAATCCGTAACTTGGTGATGAAATCTCTGGCTTGCGACTGGCGCTGAATCTCGTCGAGACCCGTAGCAGTCTCAGCAACCCGGCCAGCTTCTCTTACACGCTGGCGTCCGGGTGCGTCAATGCGTGCAAGTCGACCGGCGCGCTCTGTTCCAGCTGCACGAGTTCTTGCTTCGCCGCCTTCGACACGTTCAGCAAAACGCTGGCCACCTAAACCAAGCGGATCAACTTCGGCGCCCGTCAGCTCTTGAGAGCCCCTTAACGTGTTTAAGAAGCCTTCAAGAGCCTCTGCACGTTCTGTTTCACCAGTGCTGGCAGCGATGTCAGCGATCTGTTCATTAACGCTCTTATCGGCAGTGCGTTGTAGTTCACCCTGCTCACGGATGCCGCGAGCAGCGGCTCTGTCTTGCCGACTCAAAGAGACTTGCTGGTTGATCGCTTTTGTACCCCCACCTGCTGCGGTAAGGATTAAACCGAGTGTTACTGGATCACACATTGTTACGTGCCTCTGCTAAATGGAGCTGCGAATACTTGACTCTCTTCGAGTCCGCGTCGACGCTGAGCAGCTTCTTCAGCTGATTTCGAGACGGCAGCCGTGGAGGCGAAAATGTCGCCCAAACTTTCGACGGACGTAGCCGAACGTGCGCCGGCAATGTTCGATTGGAGCGCAGTGGCGGCGTTTCGTGCAGCATCGCCGACACTAGCACCACCCTGTGCGAGACCAATCAAATTCAACTTACTACGTTGATCAGCGGCGACCAGATCAGCTAAAGAGCCTTGAGACAGGCGCTCGCTTTCAAGGAGTCCCGTCTGGAACTGCCTGCCGATGTCTACCTTGAGATCAGCAGCTGCGCTGCCGCCGGTGAGACCACCACGGGCCAAGCTGAACTTAGCCCGCCGGTCTGCGATTGTCTTCTGACGACCAGCTTCAGTCGTGAACTCACCACGGAGCGCATTGATAAAGTCTTGGAGCTGTCCCTGACGTTGAGACCCGCCGAAAGCGCGTTCAATAGCAGCGGTAGATTGCTCCACCTGTAACTGTCGCGCATCCTCTCGCGTTTGTGCTGCTTTCGTTGCTCTATCTCTACCGCCACACATGGTTTTTCCTTAGCTCGTTTCGATTGGTGAAGGCTCGTTCACCCTCACATACATTACTGCATTTTCGCCATTTACACCATAGCTGCGTAGGGTACTCTCGTACTCAAGGCCGATGCTCGGGTACCACTTTTGAGCGCGCTCTCGGCTCTCTAAGCACATGGTTTCTATGCGAATAAACTCCTCACTGCTGGCAACCTTGTCGACCACCTCTTTGCAGTGCTGGGTTACCTCAGCGCCAAATTCTGCCCACGCGCGCTCGTTTGCCAGCATGAAGCTACGCCACGTGGAAACGCCGACTTGGAAGAAGCCAGCAACCACGATGGGTTCGCCAGTTTCTTTGATGCGACAGGTCCACTTTATTCCACCAGAGGAATATGTTGAAACTGCCACATCTTCAGGATCGTACGGGTTACCTGTGAACGCTTCGATTTGTTCTATCTCATCCTCGGGTATCCCTTTGCATACGATAAGAAGGTCGACCAACGTTACGTCCGTGATTTCTGTTTTTTCAAATTTTGATTTTTCCATTACGATGTACTCCTAAAGTCTTGTATATGTAGAGCGGTCGCACTCCACTCCCAAACTTCGTTACCGGCGAACACAAGCTTAAATTGGAAACTTGGTGCCGAAACTGGCATCGGAATGATGTCGCCGGTAAGTGTGTCGCCGACGATCGAGTACGGTGTGGTGAACTGGGTGTCGTCTTTCTGGTTGTACGCGATAGACACAGTGAATGTGCCGTCAGCGACAATGTCGAAGCCGATCATTGATTTTGTAACTCCGAGGGCACCGAAGTCGAGGAAAGGCCAGAAGATATTACCTGGAAAGGTAACATTTGCTCCGCCCGAATCGTCGATCAAAATAGTGTCATCGAAGTGCCAAACTTTGTCGCCCGATCGCAGGAATAGATCGGTGTCGTTGATTGTCCAGTCATCGATGGCACTCGGGAACACGTAGCGACTCCACGACATATCAGCTTTGCCACCGTTCAACGTGAGCACAAACGCCTCAGCCCCGAATATCAGCCAGTATTGGCCGGCACCAGGGAAGAACAGCGAGATGATGTCGTCAACATCGGATATACCTGCAAGCGCTGCAGCAACGAGCGGATCAATCTGTTTACCGAAGAATCCAGCCTGCAAGTTCGTCGAGGCGCCAGCGATACCCATGCTGCGGATACCTTCGGTAGTCAAGAAAACTAGGTCGTTGCTGACCGGTGAGCTGGATTTGTAGAACGGGCTCCCTACGGGGACCGCGTCAAGAATAGCGAAGTTGGCCGGGTCCTCGTCGACCTGCCACATCTGGAATGCTTTACTGTTCCAGATCACCAAGTTGCTGCGGTAGATACCGAGCGCACTCACCGGCTGCGATCCGTAAGTGTTCAATCCAAACGGAATGAAACCGGCGTCGTTAGCTGTTGTCCAGTCAAGCGGATTCACTGTGGCGCTAAAACCAACGATGTCATCGTCGCCAGAGAATATCTTACTCGCCAGTATCGCCACCTGTTTGGTGTTGGGGCAGTTCACGTCTTCAACTCGCCGCGAAAAAGCTTCCCATATCATGTCGTTGTCGACAACGGTGCCGCCGATTTCGGTCGGGAACGTCGGCTCCGAGGAGCCACTTGTCAAAATGGACTCACAAGTCCAGACGACACGGTTAGCCTGTACAGCCGTCCACGTAACATCGTTGTCGACGACTGTGTCCAACAAGACCGACGGCCACGCGGGCTCACTAGATCCCGAGAAGCCTGCAGTCAGTGATGTCGCTTTGAAAACTACTTCAGCTAATGGTGCCAGTCGCGCGTAATCCCAAGTGATGCTGTCGGCGCGCACTACATCTCCCGCCACCGTTCCACTACCTTGGACTACCGCTGCAGCAAAAGCAGCATTATTTGGTGCCGTAGCGGTCACGGTTGATCTGCGGTAAGCAGTGCGTGAGCCGCTCAACGTAACCGTTGCAAAGTCACTGCTTAGGAACGTGAGACCCGAGTCGTACCAGTTGATGCCGACACGTCCGGCTCCGTCGTCGCCACTTGTGAGTAGGAAACCTTCCACAGTTATCTTTGTAATACCTGCGTCGACAGCGCGTCGGTCATCGCTCACAAGCAAATGGTTACCGGTGCTGGGAACAAAACTTGCGCGCCAGGCACCTTGAAATCCTGCAACGTTCTCAATAGTCCAGCCGGTGCCCTTGGTCCACGACGCATCACCAGATTCGAAACCTGGGTTAGTAATTTCCTGTGAGGTCAAGGCACCACTGGACACGTCCTGAACAACAGTACCTGTCTGATAGAGTCTACCTGGTTGCCAACGTGGAATTGTCATTAGAGTCTACGCCCTTGTACTGTAGCGCCGACGGAGGTCTTCATTTACGAATCTGTCAAGAGCCCTATTTGTTGTGGGTGGGTCCTCTGATGTAGGAGCACCCGTACTGTCAATGTCTTCTATGATGATCGCACCAACTTCTGTGGGGAATATAGGCTCGACTGCACCTGATGTCGGCGTAGGACCAATAACTTGGGTTACCTTGTACTGAAAACTATTTTCAGTTGTGGGTTCGATAACATCATTAAGAGCACGAGCCGTGTTGGCAGTCCACGCCGGACTAGCACCGTTAAGTCGTCGCGCTTTGTAAACCAGACCATTCGGTGTAGTCGGCTCGACCGTCTCGTTTATTTCGTAAGCGCGATCTGCCACCCAAGCGGTTGCCGATTGCAGCCAGTAGTGAAAAGTTTTGTTGTCCGTGAACTCAGCTGAGACATACAGCGCGCCCATGAACGGCTCAGCGAAGTGAATGCGTTTTAACGCAAGAGTTTCGTCATTAGGCGACTTAATTATGTGAAGCGTGTACCCCGCCGGCACTGACACACTTGTACTCGCGAACACATGGAAGCCGCCGTCAAAATGGACGAGGCCCTTGGTCCCAGCTGTCAGCGTATCCGTGAGACGGGTGCCAGGACGCACCTTGACCGTTTTCTCGGTCGAGACGAAACCGTTCAGCAGATCAAAGAGAGAGTCCTTGAGCGCGGCACCTTTCGTACGCTGCCGGTTCAGCCCGCCCTTAATGACTGTCAGATTTTCTTGCCGGGCCATGACTACCCCTGCGGAAGGAAGGTTATCAGCGAAGGCTGTATTAGATTCTCAGCCTCTGTCGCGCCTGGCACATATCGCTTGGTACCGTGGGAGCCAGCGACCAGTTGGCCGAGGTGGTTAGTCGCCTGCGTGAAATAGATACCCGAGTCCGGTTGATTGTAATGCGCTTTTGCGTTTGCTAACCCAAGCAAGAATACGAGTTCCGGATCAATCGTCGCGACATCGCTGTCGCCGACGAACACAAAATTCAAAGGCCGTCCCTTAACCTGCAACTTGTACGCTTCAGCGGGCGCCGGAAAAACTTCTATCGATTGCCGGATCTCGTAGCGTCGCGGGAAACCGTTTTTTGATTCAGTTGTGTACAGCGTGGGATCGATACCTTCGACCAACGGGTAAAAGACAGCGTTCAGATCCTCAATACCAATCCACGTTATTTTCTTGGGGTCAAGGATGAAGTCGGGCACCGTGGCGCCCTCATCATCACCGGACGTAGTGTAGAACCGGGTACCGGCTACCATCGTCCAGGTGTAGAAGCGCTCCGTTACCAACTCGGGAAACCGCTGAGCCATCTGTACCTGCGCACTCGACAAAAATTCGTCGACGAGCGCAGCCATACCAGGCGGTGGGGTAGCGAGTTGTGCGGCGAAACCTAACCGGATAAGGACACGGTCACGCAGATTCTTCAGCGTCGTTGTATAAGCGCCTTCAGTTACTGCTGGATTGAGTGTTGCCATGTCCTATTTCCTGTTAAAAAAGGGCCGGTGTTACCCGGCCCAAGCAGTCACACCACATCGTACTACGGAGAAAATCGTTTACGCGGCCTTGTCGTCCTCCGACTCTTCGACGACTAGGTCAGATACATCATTCAGAAAGTCCTTCACCGGGACGCCGTCGACGGTGTTGCCGTCCAAGGCCGGTACGTTGTCGATAGCATCGATCTGAGCGTCGGTCAGTTCTGTGTCACCTTTTTCAGTTTCCAACTGCAGATTGTCGGTTCCCTTCTCGAAGGTTTCCGGAGCAATCGGAGCCTGTGAGCCCGCGAAACCAGCCAGCGTGTCCGGCGCAACAGTTTCAACCGTCCGCTCAGTAACCTGGACAGCCCGCGACTGAACGTTTGATCCAGCAACAGACACATCGAACTCATTAGCTAGCGCGCGCAAGCCGGGGCCGAAGCCACCGTAAACCCGAGCAACGAAAGGAATATCTTCGTCACGTGGACCATACTTGTTTGCGAGCCTGGTGAACTCGTCGTTTACTTCCGGGACATCCCGATCGATAACCTCGGTCCCGGTGATATTTGCGTCTTCACCCCAAAGGGCCAAAACGACATGTGCTTCCCATTGGGGAACCACGATAGGGACTTTCAAAAGGGGGTTCTTCGTAATTTCGATCTGTGTATGTGTGATTCTCGTCATTAGTTTTCTCCTCTAATTTGACGGTCAAAAAGTGGGGCTCGGCGAGATTGCCGAGCCCCAGGTCTTACTTGTTGCTAGACACCACTCAGTGATGCTTCGACCTTCTGCACGGTCCATACATCGGCAGCACCAGTGGTGATGTTTAGTCCGATGAACAGCTCTTGTCCGTCATTTGCAAACCCGGCACTAATAGTGACGAGTGACGCGGCGGGAAGAGTTGAGAACCCAGTAGCCGACAAGTTATGGACCAGTTGGAACTGGCCGACAACGACGCCTGCTGAGCCGACTGACCGGACAACCGCTTCGATAACGACTCGCGCCGTATCAACTACTGCCGTCCCGGCAATCTTGGTAAACGACACACGCGCCGTGTCAGCAACCGTTCCGGCAGTACCGAAAGCGATGTCAAACACTGCACTTGCTGTGCCAGCGGCCGTTTTGGTCAGGTCCAGGACAAAACGAATCCTGGAACCGACCTTCAGTCCACTCGCCGGAACGAGTAGCTGTGAGCCGTCGACAAAGTCGCGCGAGGCCGTAGCAATAACTTGCGCTACTACGGAAAAATTCCTTACTACCAAGCCGTTGCCAGGGTCAATCTCTGACACCAGACCGGGGAGTAAAGTTGGTTCTGTAAACGTTCCCATTTCAATATCCTCTTTATGGTTAGGTGATTTACGAGCCGGTGACGGTCAGGACGGCGTGAGCGCGTCGCTTACCAGTCGTTAGTGCAGCCTTGGCAGTCGTCGCCCAATACTGAACGTACCGATCATAAACACGGGGTGGTTTACGCCCAATCATCCAGTGACCAGCGATCGGTCGCAGTTTGATATGCCTCGTGTTGATGAAGTAGGCACGGGAGTCCCACTCTTGAGCCGGAGAATCTTCGGTGTCGAGCACTGTGAACACGGGGTCCCAGATAATCTCAACGCCCTTGAAGAAGAGACCAGTCCGCGTGCCTTGACCAACAGATGCGTCAAAGTTTGCGGGACCACGACCTGTAACCGTCAGCTGACGATCGATAACGCTGTCAGCAGCTGCGCGGTAAGTGTCGATGAAGGTCTCACCAGCAAGGATGAAGTCCGGAGACTGGCCGCCGAAGCGTACACAGTTCCGCCACTCAATTTCCATCTGTTTGATCAGATTTGCTTGGGTGATGTCCAGCGAGAAAGCGTTCCGCCAGTACGTCTTGGTAGCAGCATCGATGCCGCCAACGGTGCCGGTCGTCGGCGCCGTAGCGATCAGAAGGTCGAGACCAGCGATCTCAAGCGTGCTCTGGGTGCCGTCCCGGTGAAGCATCTTATCGAAGCCTTCGGTAAAGCCAAGCTTCAGCGTTTCCATGTTCTCTTTGATGAGATTGGTCAGCTGAACTTTTTCGGAGCCACTTGGGGTTGCGTTGCGGTCGTCGGTCATCGTGATGCCGTTCTGCACGAGTTCGTCTTCATTTAAGCCGAAGCCATCATGGAAAGAACCGTATTCGTACTGGGCCTGGTTGAGCGTACGCTTCCTGTTGTAGGTAACCTGGCTGTCGCCAAAGAATCCTTGGAAGTTGGAATCATTCGCTTCGCGAATCTGCTCAACTACGAATTGTTTTCCGCCAGCGTACTCTTTCCTGTTCGCAACAAGTTTCTCGAACAGAGGATGAGCCGTATTGACTTGGTCAATCGGATCATTCTTCAGGAAGAAGTCGATGGCAGCCCGCCCACCATAGGCGAGTTGTTCTGCGTTAAAAGCCATTGTCGTGTCCTCTTAGTTAATGGATGAATTTCAGCTCTTTGCTTTTCTAGGGACACGACATCCTAAATTCAGTGCTACCGGGTGCGAAGCCGGCGTACAGCGGTGCTTGAGCTACTCAGGAGGGATATTAAGACAGTTGACTAGATTATGTCAACCCCTGATGGCGTCGGGCTTAAACTTGCCACCGATCTTGATACGGTACCGTTTGGCCAGCAGGCGAAAGCAATCACTGGGGAGAATACGGTATTTGGCCAGTAAGTGCATGTAAACACCGACAAATTGCTTGCCGTGGCCTTTGGAACAGTGGTATGTGGCATCGACAATATAGTGCGCCAGCTCGTGTAGAAGCGTGCAAACATTGGCGCCGTGGAAGCCTTTGTTCAAGCGGATTGTATGTCCGAAGTCCGGGGAACCGTCGTTGTATGTATAGCAAAACGACTCACCAAAGAAACGCTGCCGTGGGTTACTAAACACTTCCACTTTGAGAGGTTTAATCCTGTAATACCGGCAAGCGTGATTCGACAACTCTTGAAGTTTCTTGCACGACACGACATGGTTCACCATACCCCCAACGAACTCGCGCTCTAATCTATAGATGCGAGTTCGGTGAGGGTCACATGCAACTCGTTCCGGTAATTCAGGAATCGCTTGGGTTAAGTACCGTGAGATCACGACTACACATCACATATTCGCGAGAGCGGCGTCGACAGCGCCAAGTGCACTATCGGTATCTTCCGTCTTGTCAGCACCACCGCCAGCACCCTGCTTCGTGCGCAATGGTGTGTTCTTCGGCTTCGGTTTAGGTTTCGGAGTCGCGGCGGGAACAAAGTCCTTTACCTGGTCGTAAACTTCCTGCGCAACCACACCCCAATCAGTTGGGTGCGTCCGTTTCAAGATCGGAGCCAGCAACTTAACGAACTGCGGCCGGATCTTGGCGTAGTTATCATCGCTGGCACGTATAGCAGTCTCGAACGTATCGAGCTGACCTTTACCCGTAACGATGTTCTGCTGCGTCTGACTTGCTGTATCGTTTGCGGTCGTCGCAGCTTCGCTCTTTGCATTCCGCAACTTGTCCGCCTCGCGCGTAGCTGCAATCTCAAGCGCACGCGTTTCAGATAAGGTGCCAGCTTCGACTTCAGCGGATAGATCCTCGTAATCGCTCAGTTTGGTAACGGTCGATCCTTCACCAAGTTCGAGAGCGAGTTCCCTTACGAGCCCGCGCGCGACTTCGAGCGCTTGCTTGCGCTGAGTTGCGTCGGTGCTGTTGTACAGCTTCAGGAAGCCAAGCGTGTTTGCGTATTGGTCCGCATCAGTTCCTGTTTGCGTGATTTGTTCCAGGATCTCATCGCGTTGCTCGACCGACTCGTTTGATCCTTTGATGATGCCGATAAGGGACTTAATGCGTTCTGCAGTCTTCTCGTTGGTTGACTCAGGAATCGGATCATTGATGGGATCAAGTTCCGGCGGAGGTTCATCGCCTCCCGGTGTGTCAGTCCCAGGTTTACCATCCTTTGTCGCAGCATCATCTCCGCCTTCGTCTCCAGCAGCTTCGCCGTCGACATCCTCGGCGTCCTTGTCCTTCGGCTCCCCGCTCGGTGACTCTTCCGTGTCCCCTTCGTCGGTGGCGGTCCCAGTATCGCTATCAGCATCCACTGTGGAGTCCGCTTCGCCGTCGGTATCGCCCGGCTCATCATCTGTATTGGTTTCGTTGTCATCTTTGCTCTCCGGTGTAATTGTGACTTCGTCGACTGCCTCACTTACTGCGTCAAACAGTGCGGTCTCATCGAGTTCTTTTGGCTCTTCCGGCTTATCGTCCGGTTTCTTTTCGTCTGACATGGTGTGTACTCCGTTTTAGTTATACAAGTGTGTTTGCGTCCGCTGCAGTGTTGGGACCTCCAGCGCCGGGTGTGGGTGTCCCGCCAGGGCCTAGTATTCCTTCAACTACGGGTTGCTTATTCTCCAGTTCACCTTGCGGAATGAATTGCTCTACGTCAATGCGTTCGTCGAGGCGTCGGAAAGTTTCCTGTAGCAAGTTCCTCAGAGCGACCGCCATAGGTATGTTACCCGTGACCTGCGCCTGTTGGATTTGAACCATGACTGCTTGGACCAGCGGTAGCAAGACACTCCACGAGTTGCGCAACGATTCGTCATCCGGCTTCCCTGTAGTTCCCGCCTTAATCTCAATCTCAGCCAGGGTAACGATGTCTTCGAACTCCATATCCTCCGGCCAGAACGCAGCCTTGCCGGCGATCCGGACAACCATCTCGTGCGTCATCCCTTGAATTGCCAGTTCTAGTGTGTACTCAGCTAGATCCTGGAGCATGTCTTCGAGCGTATCCCGATCGGAACCGGTGCGTGAGTTAAATCCAGCGTCCTGAATCTTAGCCTCGGTCGCCGTCTTCTGAACTGTTATCGACTGCGACAGCGCTTCCTGTACACCGGCAACTCGCTCCATGTCGGTGATGACCGGGCGCGTATCAAAGACGAGCGGATCAACAGTTGGGATCGGCTTCGCGGCGAACAGTTTGCGAATGTCGTCGCCCTTAATCGGGTTAATGCCAACCATCTCCATAGAGACGGAACTCTCAATTTTCTTTACGTCATCTGGTTTGACACCAGTGGCGTCGAAGACGGTGCCCGGTATCGACCGCTCAGCTGCGAGACGGGAGTTCGAACGCTTGGATGAATACTCGTCCTGCAGTTTCTTCAATCGCATTGAGAGCGACTGAGGGTGCCGCTCACCGTCGACTTCGAACAACGACAGGTTAAAATACGGGTAGAAGCGTGAAGTGCCGTACGTGGGCTGGTACGGCGGGATAGCCCAACGCTTTACACCCTCAACAAAAGTTTTGATGTGGTTGTCGCGTTTGTCCCAAACTTCGATGACGCGAACGAAATCTACAGCATCTGCACCGTCGCCCCCCTGGTTAGTTGCTTTCAGGTACCTACCATGTTTATTTGTTTCGGTGTCATGGTAGCTCGTGTCGAAGCCCGAGTCATCGCTAGTACGTTTCTTTGGGCGCACCTGGTTGTACGTGACAACCGACTCAATGTCTTTTTTGGTCAATCGTTTGAACCGGCGCCGGACATCGTCCTTACGCACGTAAATTTCGTTACCGTTCCAGTCTGCATCGAGGTGGTCAGACAAGTCTGCGATGTCGAGAGATACTTGAACGTCGTCGGCCTGTACGAAGTCGATCGCGAGTCCGGAGCGGTGAATGATTTCAAGTTTTTCGTTGAGGCTTACTTTCAGTCTCTGCAACTCTTCCAACTTCAAGGTGGTCTCGTCGTCATCCAAGTCTTCGTCACCACTCTCGTCTTGCAGTTGGGTCTGAATGAACTCCAAGCGTTGTACGTTGTCCTCGAGATCGTTCAATTTGCCCTGGATCACAGGATCATTTTTGAACTCGTGAGTCATGATCACCTTCAGCCAGCCGGGGCCAACTGAGAGCGAGGAGCGGACAAGTTTACGCGCGGCTTTCTTCAGCCGACCTTTCTTCCAAAGGCGACTGACAACGATGCCGGCGGTCTCAGCAAAATCTACGGCGTCCTCGTCGACACCACCAACATTCTCAGCAGCTTTCGCAGAAACGTCAGGATTCCTCGCATACAGAAAGGATGTCAGGATGTCGATAAACGTCCCGATAAGATTCGCGTCAGACGCCCAGTTTTTGAGTTTCTTTCCGGATGCGTAACCGCGATCTTCTCTGTACTGTTTACGTGCGTCCTCGTCGAATTTTCGCGCTTGGGTGTACTCCTCTTCGAGCGCTTTTACAGCCCGCTCTTCTTGGAGTTCTTCGTCGCTTTGTTCACCATCGACGTTATCGATGATGCCGTTGTCGTCTATGTCAGGCATCGTGTTGGTTCCTCGGCTGATTGAGCGGATTTTGAGGCATGATCGTCATTATGTCAACGGTAGCAGACTTCGCCGTCGCCTTCTCTCGGCTCTTCATATTCAAGCCAGGCAGCGGTGAAAGGCTTTATCCCACGCGCTCTCGCGGGTGGCTTCGGTCCCTTGGAGGCAAACTGATCGATCCAACGACCGAGGAGCCCGCACACGTCCGCCTTGTCCCAGTAGCGCCCGGCCGGTAGAGCGACCAACTGGTCGACCATATCTTGAGCCCAGGCAGTTTTCGGAAGCCATACAGACTTGGCACTTACACGACCGCCGAATGAGCGATACTTCGCGCGTTTGTCGGCCATGCTCGGCAGCGTGCGCACATCAATGAACGTGTCGCGCTCGCGCATCATGCGGTTGATTAGCGGGCAAACCGCTTTGTCGATTACTCGACCTTCGTTAATCCACTGGAGGAGTTCATGCTCAATCTTCGGGTTCTGATACTTCTCGACGAGATCAAGAAACGCCGAGATAGATACGTCAGTTTCCTCTTGCCCAGACCACCAATCCACGAACCATAATTGGTTGTCGCCGTCGAGTCCGACAAGGCCGTGCTCAGAAAAGTCTCCTCCGCCTTCCGTAACCGCGTAATCAGAGGCGCCATAAAGGAAGAGATTTTGAGGAAGTTCATCGGGTTCATACCAGTTAAAATCTTCTCGCTTGAAGTCACCCCCGCCCTCCGGCGTCGGACGCTGCTGATACAGCGACGACCAAAGTCGACGACCTTCTCGTGTATCTGATCTTTCATACTGCTGCCAATGCTTCGGTGGGAACCAGTCAGTCCATAAGTATTCGCCCGGCTTACGTCCGACTGGATCGTCGTTGCGTTCGCACTTCGCTGGGATATTTACAACGTCCCAGTCCATGCCGTCGGTGCAACGGATGATGCCAGATTCACCAGCGTAAGTCTCCGGCAAAAGTTGACCGGATAGATCCAACTCGTGCCAACGCGTCTGAATGACGATCACCCATGCGCCAGGTTTCAAACGCGTTTTAACTGAGTCGTTGTACTCGTCGACCGTCTTCTGCCGGATCTGTTCCGAGTCCGCGTCCTCACGGTTCTTCACGGGGTCATCGATGAGTACACCATCGGCTCGGTTACCGGTTATACCAGACGTGAGTCCGGCCGCCATGAACTCGGCGCCGTTGGAGAGCGACCACTCGCCGGCAGCATCCATCACGATGACCACCGGTTCATCCCAGAGCATTTGATATTCGGGTGACTTACATATCGTCTGCACGCGCTTCGATTGTTTGTGCGCGATCTTGTCGTTGTACGATGTCAAGATCAGCCGTTTGTCACCGGCCTGATGCGGAGGTGGTGGGCGACTCATGTCCCATGCCAGCCCAACGTTCGCGTAGGAAGACTTCGCTGCCCCCGGAGGCAAGAAAAGCATGAGCCGCCCGTAAGGCGTATTCATTGTGTTTTGGATTTTGGTACAGATGAGCGCGTGGTGCTCTGTCAGTAGATCGATAGCGGGGCCGACGAGATCCTCGTCCGGGCACAGCGCATCCATAGGGGCACCGGGGATATTTATGTTCAGCGCAAAGCTATGCAGAGATGTTTGGCAGCGCTTACGCCGAAGCATCTCCGCAGCTGCCGCTGCAGTACTCATCGAACGTTGAACCATGTGGTGCTCTCTTTTTAGTTATTACAAAACTTTTTCGACTTGAAAGATCCCCGCCACCGTCTTCTGAATAACCGCGACTTTCAGGTACTCTTTACCCGTAGACGCGTTTATCGGTATCGGAACCACCTGGACGCCAGCCGGGAAATACCGGCTCCCGTCGTCGGCGATAGTCGATGAAGCGACAGGGGTATCGTCACCGAAATTGATGAACACGTCCAGCTCTGCAGTGATCTCAAGAACCTGTGCGCCTACCGGAATGGTGATCAACTGGGAGGTACCACTTGTCGTCTTAAATTCGCGTTTACCCGACCACCGAGTGATCTGGAGCGGAACGTCTTTGCCCTCTTGCGGAATTACTACCGCGTCGGAGCCTGTGTCGCGATCAATAGCCATTTTTAATCCTTGTCTGTGTCGGGGACCGCCGTCGCGGTGCCATCAATGGTTCGTGCTTCTCGGATGATATTCTGCAGCTCCGCCATAGTCAACTGCGCTGTGTGCGTTTTCCCACCGTCCTCGACCGATACCTCAGCCCTGGAGAGCTTCGGCACAGCAAATTCGAGCAGCTGCAGAATATCATCCGAGAAGCACGAACCATTGATGGCACCGCGACGGCGGTCCCCGACACAGACAAGGATTAAAAATGGCTATTGATCGCGACACAGGCTCCGACGCGGTAGTAATTCCGCAAGAGGGCAAAGACGTTCC